AACTAATTCTGGTACTTGACCAATCATTTCGTTAAATAAATTACGTTTAATTGCATTATAATCACGTTGAACAGCTGCTAACAAATAATCACCAGAATATTCTTGTAATGTATAATTACCACATGTAATACTAATTTTGGCAATCATTTTGGCGCCAATATTTTCTATCCATTTAAATTCATAAGGAGCCCATTGTTCAATATTTCCTAGACCTTGAGAAGTGGTTTGCTCTGTAATTTGTTGAGGTGGAAGAATAGGACTCCAAATATTTGGCAATGCTACTGACAAATAACAATCCATTAACAAATCAGCATAACGTTTCACTTTGAACGTAAAAGTTGACTCCTCTGAGAGACGTAAAGTTTTTGAACCTTCATAATCTAATCTGAACTTCTGTAAACCAAAATTTGTATATTGATGATAAGTTGCTTTAAAAAAAGATTTTGTAGGATTTCCATTTAGAACAATATTTTGTTGTCCTTGGCTAACTAGATTCATTAGACCTCCTGGCATAGCTTATATATAAACCTATTATTTTTTTAACTATTTAAATTTACAAATTAATTTATTATTTATATAATATAATATGAATTCTTCTGAAAAAATACCAAATGTAGCAAATGATATTATTAAAACGGTTTCCCAAATGAAAGACTCAACCACTGTATTATTATATACTGTTATCACACTTATTATTATTTTAATAGCAATTTTAGCTTACTTTTATTATACAGGTAAACGAAGCAAAAATTGTAAAACTATGGATGCTGTTTATGGAGATTTAAATGGTAAAATTAAATCTATTGATAGCTCAGACCAGTTTAATTACACTTTTAAAGATTATTATATAAAAACAGCCTACAATTGTTGTAGTGGAGGTAACTATAAAAATGACTATGTTGATCTATGTGCGATGAAAGATTTATTAAAACAAGGTGTTAGAGGTCTTGATTTTGAAATTTTTTCTATTGATGATCAACCTGTAGTTGCTACTTCAACTAGTGATAATTACTATGTTAAAGAAACATTTAATTATATCAATTTTGTTGATGTTATGAATGTTATACGTGATTATGCCTTCTCTACTTCAACTGCTCCAAATTCATTAGATCCAATTATAATTCATCTTCGCATTAAAAGTACAAATCAAATAATGTATCAAAATTTTGCTAAACTTTTAGAAAGTTATGATTCTATTTTGTTAAGCAAAGATTATGACTCAGAATATTATGGTAAAAATTTTGGTGACGTTGAAATAAGAAAATTAATGGGTAAAGTTGTTATTATTGTTGATAGAAGTAATATAGCGTTTTTAGAAACTCCCGAGTTTTATAAATTTGTTAATATGACAAGTAATTCTATTTTTATGAGAGCATTACATTATTATGATATTAAATATACACCAGATATGAATGAGCTTATTGACTTTAATAAACAAAATATGACAATTGGAATGCCAGATAAAGGATCTAATCCAGACAATCCTAGTTCCGTTGTTATGAGAGAAATGGGATGTCAGCTTTTAGGAATGAGATACCAAAAAATTGATACTAACATTGAAGAAAATGATATATTCTTTGATGAAAACGGATATGCGTTTGTTTTGAAACCAGAAAAATTACGTTATGTTCCTGTCACTATTCCATTACCTCCTCCACAAAATCCAGAATTATCATATGCTCCAAGAACTGTACAATCTGATTTCTACAAATTTGATATTTAATTCCACCTTTAAAAAGGTGGAGCCAAACAATAATATATAATTTCAGTGTTTTCATATTATATTTTTTATATAATTATAGTATGAAAGAAATATGTGACAAAAAGATGACATTTAATGATTGTGAATTAGCAATATTAAGAGCTGCAGTAGATAAAGCAGAGGAACGTCAAGGAAGAAAAGTTGCTAATTCCCCTGAAATTAAACGTATTATTGGAATAGTTGAAAATTTTTTAAGAAAAAAACAATTAATATGTTACGGAGGAACTGCCATTAATAATATCTTACCTAAACAAGATCAATTTTACAATAAAGATGTTGAAATACCCGACTATGATTTTTATAGTTCAAACGCATTAAATGATGCTAAAGAATTAGTTGATTTATATGCATCTAATGGGTTTCAAGAAGTTGAAGGCAAATCAGGACAACACCATGGAACTTATAAAGTTTTTGTAAATTTTATTCCAGTTGCTGATATAACATATATACCAAAAGATCTATTTAATGCTATCAAAAAAGAAGCTGTTAAAGTAGCCGGAATTTTATATTCACCACCAAATTTATTACGTATGAATATGTTTTTAGAATTATCGCGCCCTGCTGGTGATATAAGTCGTTGGGAAAAGGTTTTAAAAAGATTAACATTATTAAATAAAAATTATCCATTATCAGCAAAACAATGTGCTACTGTTGAATTTCAACGTCAAATGGCTGATTCTGAATATGCTAATAATATTTATGAAAATGTACAACGAACACTTATTGATCAAGGTGTAGTGTTTTTTGGAGGTTATGCTTTATCTATGTATTCACAATACATGCCTAAAAATTTAAGACATAAATTAGAAAAGATACCCGATTTTGATGTACTATCCGAAGAACCATTACTTACTGCTCAAATTGTCAAAGAAAGATTGGCTGATATAAATGTTAAAGATGTTAAAATAATAAAACGTCCTGGTGTTGGAGAGGTAATTGCGCCACATTATGAAATCAAAGTTGGAAAAGATACTATAGCGTTTATTTATGAACCATTGGCATGTCATAGTTATAATGTCGTAAAAGATGGCGGTTACGATGTTAAAATAGCTACTATTGATACTATGCTTAGTTTTTGGTTAGCATTCTTATATGCTAATCGTCCATATTATGATAAAGATCGTATTTTATGTATGGCTAAATATTTATTTGATGTTCAAGAAAAAAATAGATTAGCACAAAAAGGCTTGTTACGACGTTTTAGTATTAATTGTATGGGTCATCAAGAAACTGTTGAAGAAATGAGAGCTGAAAAAGCCGAAAAATATAATGAACTTAAAGATAAGAAAAAAAGCGAAGAATATGAAGAATGGTTTTTGCGTTATAGACCAACTGAAACTAAAGAAATAACAAACGATACCCAAAAGAAAACTAAACGCAACAAAAGAAAGAAAAGACAAACTAGAAAACGAAAGGGCATTTTCTTTTAAATATGCTCATTCTTCATTAATCTTTCAATAAATTTTTCCTTATTATTATCTGAATTCATATAAATATTAATTATTTCCGCTGGAGAATAATAATTATCATTTATATTACTTAATTTATCTTCATCTAATTCTTCTCCAAATAAATGATCATATATGTCTTTTATAATTTGGTGTGAAGCATAGGATAATTCCAAAGTTATGTCTATTCTTCCAGGTCTAATTAATGCTGGATCTAAATCGTAGTAATGATTTGAAGATATTACCATAATTCTACCTGGAGTTTCACGAATTCCATCCCATAGATTCAAAATATCATCTAATGTAATAGGTTCTTCATCAACTGGAATTTTTGGATATTCACACATTTTTTCAGTTGCCTTTTCAGTTGCTACAATTGTCTCTAATAAATCTCCAACATTTATTTTAGAACTAGTTGATAATTCGTCAAAATTTAGTTTCTTACCTAATCCTGTCATAGATTTTTTCTTCTTCTTTTCTCTATCCATAACTATATCTCCAATACAATCAATATCTTCAAAAACAATAATCTTTTTATCAAAACCAATACTGCCTTTTTTATTATCAGTATTATATCGTTCCTCAAAAAATATACTATCTAACTGTTTTTTTGTTTTTATGATTTTCAAAGAAATAACAATAATATGACGATTTGTGTAATTACCAATAGCCTTAATTAGAGACGTTTTTCCTGTACCTGGAGGTCCATACATACCAATACCCAATGAATATGGTATTCCCTTATTATAAAACCAATCTTTATTATTCAAAAAGAAATCTAGCTTTTTAATTAAATCACTTTTACCCTTAAAAAATATATTTGAGAATGTTCTTGTGCTTAAAAATTGAACTTCATCCCATAGTTCACATTTATGATTTTCATATTTTGTCTTTGTTAGTGTATAAATAAATTTTTTATTATCTCTAAGATCTTCAATTGATGATAAATATTTCTGTGTTAAATCTTCCACAAAATTTTTTATAGTATTTACATCACTCTTATAA